ATCCGGGATAATACCCAACAGGGTGAATGGGACATGGATTTGCTGTCAACATGGGATGACCTGCCTCTTGTGGAATGGGGGGTGGATCTGCCGGAGGACTGGTTAAAGCCCCTTGACGACAAGCTTCCCGGAGAGGGCAGCGGTGCGGAAAAAGAAAATAAAACAACGTGCCCTAAGTGTGGGTTTGAATATGCAATCTGAAATAGCCTTCCTCGCATACTATCCAGAGAAGAAGCGGAGCGACAACAACAGCTTCGAGGGTAACTATAACATCGGGGCAAATGTCATTATGGACGTGCTGGGGCGCAAGGGGATTAGATGCGATATATGCACGCCCGACACGGCGCAAAAATACAAGATCGTGTTGATTTCCTTGACATCTGACTATGATTGCCTTGCTCTATATCGCGCCGTTGCCTTGCTCCCCACATGGCAACTAGGGCGCAGATTCAAGGTAGTAGCTGGCGGCGCGGGTATGCAAAATCCGACAACGATCAGAAAATATGTTGATTATGCAGTGTTTGGGCGCGGGGAAAATATCATCCACCCCTTGATTGGTTGCATCATGGGCGGCGGCACTTTCACGCATGAAAGCGTGATGAACCTGCCCGACATCCACCCAGTAAAATTAGCGCAATCGTCGGAACTGTACCCGCATGACATAGACTTAGGCGGTGGGCGGGGCTGTCGCCAATGGAAGGAATCATTTATAGGCTGTCCGAATAAATGCCTGTTTTGTCATTACACATGGGCGCGCAAGAAGATCGGCGGTGATACTTACTATCAAGGCGACCTGACGATGAAGCGGTCTATTGAATGCCTATGGAAAGACATCCCGAATATCAACAAAAAAGAGGGGCGCATCAGGACCGCGATAGATGGATTCTCCGAACGCCTCCGCATGGCCTGCGGAAAAAAGATCAGTAACCAGGAAGTCATCGACGGCATAAACCACCTGGGAAGTTTTGCCGGCACGACGGTCCTGCTCGTCTACAACATCAGCAATATGCCACACGAGTCACAAGCCGACCGCGAGGAACTTTATTCAACAGTGAGGCGGGCAGACCCGGAAAACAGGGTAATTGTGGTTTTTCAGAGCACTCCTTTCCGCCCGTCGCTTTTGACGCCCCTCCAATGGGCTCCCGTCACGCTCTACCCGGCAACATCCGACCTATCCGCGCAGGTGATCCACGACAGCGATAATCTCCGCGTGATGCACTCATTCAGCAATGAAAGCCCGTGGTCACAACTGGAAACGGTGATCGTATCCAGGGCAACGCCGGAGACTGACAAACTATTCCATGCTCTATGCTTCCATCCGAAACTCAAGAAAGGAACGGCGCGGGAGAGGGTGGGGCTATTGCAGAGGAGTTTCGATTTATCGCCCTACTTGCGGGAATATACCGGCGACGAAAAACACCCTGCGTGTTTCCTGTCGTCTTATACAGACAACGAGAAGCTACGCAGGGCCTATGAGGTGGCTGAAGGAAAACTTAAATGAGTTTATTTTCTTTTTTTGGCCTTCCGCCCTTCCGCCCGTTCTCGCGGGAGGACGGTGAGAGGTATTATGAGTTAACTTCCACATACCGGGTGATCAACTCCAAAATTACCCCCTGCATGGTCTTGTCTTCCGCCAGTGCCTTCATTTTCAGTGCCTTCCGGATTGCGACCGGGACATTACGGATGATGATCGCGCTTTCCTTTTCGTCGCCTTCCTCTTTGTGGATTTTCGCCGCCCAACCCTGGGGGCAGGACATATACGATGATCCTACCCGCAAAACGTATACCCCGGCGGGAGAAAGCGCCACATTGCCATATACCCCGGCTTGGTGTTTCGCCGGGTGCTCATACAATCCTATCGATTTCCATGTATCTGCCATTTTAAGCCACCTCCTGCGGGTAAATATCCAAAGTGTTGGGACTGCAAGCAAGGCACTTGCAGCCCAGAATCTTTTTAACTTCATCTTCCGCCGCAATAGGGTTCCCGGCGACGGTGACTCTTATTGTTTCGCGTTTTTTTGTGATTTTATGTTTCCAATAATCGGGATGATCCCAGTGCAATTCCTTTCCGTTTTTAAAAGATGGATAATACTCCGTTTCACCCCGCCCCTGCTCGGACAATATTTTAAAAAAACAGTCCTTACCGCCGCCTTCCAATCCGATGATTTTTTGAATATCCACTGTTACCCTCATGATTTTTCTCCTCTCGTTTTTATTTTCGGGGTAATTCCCGCTCTGTTGATTCTAATGTATATTATTACAATCAAGATGTCAAGCTTTTTTTTCATATATTCAAAAATAATTTCGTCATTATATTTAATGAGTTACGCAATTAAGCAAAAAAAATTTAAAATAATTATATAGGAAGGCAAAGCCATGAAGCGTCTTTATGATTCGGTTCGGTGGCGCAAGGTAGCCAAGCGGCAACTTAGCCTTTATCCTCTATGTGCCATGTGTGAGAAGATGGAGGTTGTTACTGCGGCTTCGATAGTCCATCACATAATCCCACACAAGGACGATCCGGTGTTGTTCTGGGATGAAGGTAATTTAGAGTCCGTTTGTGCATCGTGTCATAGTGGTGTCAAAAGGATGGAAGAGATACACGGTTACTCACAGGCGGCGGGCGTGGATGGGATGCCGATAGACCCGAAACATCCGTTTAATAAAACATGAGGTTGTGCAAGGATGGAAAAGTAACCTAATGCAAAACACAAAGCGGGTTAAGAACATCATTAAGTTTATCGAGCAGTTGACCGTTCCTTCGGGTAAGGGGGAGGGCGGGCGTGTTAAACTGAGGCCGTTTGAAAAGAAGTTTATTCAAGATGTATATGGACAGGTTAATGAATTAGGGAATCGGAAGGTGAGAAGGGCGATCCTCAGTATGGCACGGAAGAACGGGAAGACGTTTTTGATTGCATGTCTCGCTCTTGTGCATTTAGTCGGTCCTGAAGCGATAAAGAACGGCGAGATATATTCAGCGGCAAATGATCGTGACCAGGCAGCGATAGTATTCAAGTATGCGGCGCAGATTGTCAGGGCGGAGCCGGAACTGTTGGCACTTATTAAGATCGTCGATTCCACGAAGACGATGGTCTGCTTTGCAAACGGTTCAATCTATCGTGCGGTAAGCGCAGAGGCGGGTACGAAATTCGGCTTGAACCCTACGGTAGTAATTTTTGACGAATTGGCGCAGGCGAAGAATAGGGAACTCTATGATGCGCTTGATACTTCTATGGCCGCGAGGCTGGAACCCCTATATGTGGTAATATCGACACAATCCAACGACCCGCAGCACATTCTCTCACAGTTGATTGATGACGGACTATCAGGGCGTGACCCCTCAACGGTATGCCACCTGTACGCTGTGCCGGATGATGCGGATAATGTATTCACCGACCAGAAGTTGTGGAAGTTGGCGAATCCTGCATTGGGTGATTTCAGGTCTTTGTCTGAGATGAAGACGGCGGCAAAGCGGGCGGTCAGGATGCCGACGTTTGAAGCAGCATTCCGCAATTTGTATCTTAACCAGAGGTGTCGTGCTGAAACGCCTTTAATACCACGGCAAGAATGGGTGGCGTGTCAGGGTGACGCTACCATAGAAAATGGGTCGGAGATATACCTTGGGTTGGATCTCTCAGGCAAGACGGACTTGACGGCGCTGGTTGCTATATCAAATGGTGAGAAGGATAGAGTAAAGGCATGGTTCTGGAAGCCGAAAGAAACACTGCTTGAGCATGAGAAGCGAGACCGGGTGCCGTATTTTGTATGGGAGAAGCAGGGCTTCATTGAGACTACTCCGGGGAGGGCAATTCAATATGACTGGGTGGCTGCTCGGTTGGCGCAAATATTTCATGAGTATAAGATTATCGGGATGGCATTTGACAGATATCGGATTGACGACCTCATGAATGCTATGGGCAAGATCGGGCTGGATTGTTATGTTGATGGGAAGGACAAGCCGCAGGTGGGATCTATTCGACTTGTACCATGGGGACAGGGGTACGCATCTATGACGCAGGCAGTTGAGGCGATTGAGGTGTCGATTCTTGAGCGCAAGTTTGTGCATGACGGGAATCCGGTATTGACGTGGAACTTTGCCAATGCCATGAGCATATCAGATGCGGCAGGGAACAGGAAGATTGACAAAAGCAAGACGCGGTTCCGCATAGACGGTGCAGTAGCCGCCGCAATGGCTATTGGGCTGAAGTCGCGGGATATGGTGGAAGTCCCGGCACTCTCGGTTTACGAAGGTCTATCCCCGGAGCAGATGAAGGCGCGGTTAGCATTTTAATTGAAGGAGAAAATCATGGACAACATTAAATCATTTCCAATTAAGCAATTACAGCCGGGTCAACAGATCCATGTGGACTTGAAAAACGCCATGCAGAAGGTCTGCGAGTGCGGGTGCCGGTATTTCATCCCGGTGGTGGCAGTCTACACCGTATCGGCGCTTGTATCACCCACGGGCCAGGAATTGACGGCGCAACAGCCGGTACTCCTGTGCATGAACTGCAAGGAACTTTTGAAATAGGAGGAGACCCCATGACTGAACTTCAAGACCTTCCAAATAAGAAACTTATTCGCGTGAGTGAGGCTGCTGCCTATTTTGGTGTTCATGAAAGAACGATACGCCTATGGGTTGAACACGGCAAATTGACAGCGGTAAAGCCGACAGGGACAATATTTATATTACGCGAATCAATCGAAAACTTCCATTTGTGTGTCCATCCCGAATAAGATCATGTTACAAGTTGTTACACAATATTACAATTTGTTACAATATTTCCACCTTTTTTAATCCCGCCCATCAATTCCACTTTACAAAGTATAAAGTATCTGGATAAAATATATCCGCATTTAGAAAAACTGTATATTTATTATACACTGTTCTCAAAAGCTGGATACTTATTATACACGAAACGGGTGGTTTTATGTGAATATCTTATCAAGAATTAAACATTTTATCCGTAACCTCTCCCTCACAGACCCCAAAGCATGGAGCCCCTCGCTCTGGAATCTGGTTGGATCCCAATCGCTATCTGGCGAAAACGTCACCGAACACACCGCCCTTACCTATTCCGCCGTCTGGAACGCAATCTCGCTCATATCAGGAACAATAGCCGCATTGCCCTTACATCTGATGCAGAAGAAGGGTGAAAAGAAGCGCATTGCCGATGACAGGAAGCTCTATGGCGTTATGCACGACATATGGAACCCCTATATGACGGCAATGGCAGGGCGCGAGTGCATGATGGCGCATATACTCGGATGGGGCAATGGGTATGCAGAGAAGGTTATCAACGGCTACGGGGAAATTAAAGAATTGTGGCCTATCACTCCTAACCGGGTGAAAGTCAAAATGTATGAGGGGGAATTACTCTATTACATCAATATGCCTAACGGTCAGGATGTTGTCTTGCGGAGGGATCAAATACTGCACATACCCGGTCTTGGATATGACGGATTCATGGGATATTCCGTTATTGCCCTTGCACGCAAATCAATCGGCCTGGGTATGGCTATGGAAACATTCGGCAGCCGATTCTTTGGCGAAGGCACCCATCCGGGTGTCATTGTTGAGCACCCGAACCAATTATCCGCGCAGGCGCATACAAACTTAAAAAACTCGCTCATGGAATCTTACAGCGGCCTCGGTAATTCGCACCGGATGTTGCTGCTCGAAGAAGGCATGAAGTTTCAGAAGATTGTCATTGACCCCAAAGATTCGCAATTTTTAGAAAGCCGTCAATTTAACATTCCGGAGATTGCCCGCTGGTTTAATCTTCCTCCCCACAAACTGAAAGACCTGACAAAATCATCATTCAACAATATCGAATCGGAGCAAATATCATTCGTAACTGATTCTATCCTCCCTTGGTTAATCAGGCTTGAGCAAAATTACAATATGCAGCTTCTCTCAGCAGGGGACAAGGCGCTCTATGGAGCGGGGCGGCTGTACTTCAAGCATTCAGTTGAGGGATTGTTGCGCGGCGATGCTAATAGCAGGGCGCAGTTTTACACAGTCATGCTGGACAGGGGTGTATTCTCGATAAACGAAGTACGGGAACTTGAAGATAAGGACCCGATAAAGGGAGGGGACATTCACCTTGTCCCGATGAATATGACAACACTTGAAACCGCCGGTAAACCACCGGAACCGAAACAGCTCCCGGCGCCGGAGCAGATACCCAAAAAGGGTAACGGGAAAGATCAAGAGGCGCAACAGGAGGAACGGCCATGAAGCAATGGTTTAAGATCGAAAACAAATCCGATAGGGCTGAAATCTGGATCTATGAAGAAATCGGCGAGGATTGGTTTACCGGGGGAGGGATCACGGCGAAGAACTTCCAGAAGGAACTGGCCGGTATTAAGGCCGGACAGATTGACCTTCATATCAATTCGCCGGGCGGCCTCGTATTCGACGGGATCACGATTTACAACCTTTTGAAGCAGCATCCCGCAAACGTGACCACCTACATTGACGGCCTCGCGGCTTCCATTGCCTCTGTCATAGCTTTAGCTGGTGACAAGGTGGTTATGGCCGAAAACGCCCTTTTTATGGTTCATCAACCCTTTGGGATGGTGGCCGGGAACGCAACGGATATGCGTGACTTTGCCGACAAGCTGGACAAGGTTGGCGGCGCGATCTCTCAGACATATCTATCAAAGACCGGGAAAACCGACGAGGAAATCAAGACCTTGCTCGACGCTGAAACATGGATGACGGCAGACGAGGCGCTTGAAATGGGATTTATTGATGAAATAAGTGGCGAGGTTGACATGGCCGCGTGCGCCAGGTTTGTTCCTGCCATGCAAAAAGCGAAATTTCAGCACATCCCGAAAGGGATTGCAGCGAAAAAAGACAGACCAACAGCAAAGGACGCGGAGAAGGCCCTGCGTGATGCAGGATATTCCCGCAAACAGGCAAAGGAAATTCTGGCAAAGGGTTACTCCGACGATCTGCGCGATGCAGATGAGCCGGAACCGGCCCCGGTTCTGCGCGATGTTGAACCAAAAAAGAAAGACCGCATAGCCGACTTGCTGACAAGGGCAGAAATAGCAGCACCATCAAAATAAAAAAACGAACAAAAGGAGTAAGATATGAAAACAATAAGTCAATATCGGGAAGACATCAAATCCCTGAAAAAGAAAGGGGATGATATTGAGGCAAAGGCGACGGCGGAGAACCGCGATCTGACTGATGCGGAACTCTCCCTCATGAACGAAATCGGGGACGCGACGGATGACCTGATGAAAACCGTTGCAACACTGGCGCGGCGGGACAGGACGGCCAAAGCGCTGGAAGCCCCGGAAGAAGCCTTGACCATTCAGAAAAACAAAATTATGGAGCAGCCCGTAAACAAGGATCGGTTTTCCAGTCTTGGCCAGCAGATGGTGGCGGTTGTCCATGCGGCCCGTCCCGGCGGGCAGGTTGATCCTCGCCTTTACAATGCAACGGCATCTGGTCTCAACGAAACGGTGCCCTCGGATGGCGGGTTTCTGGTTCAGCAGGATTTCGTTGCCGGGCTACTGGAAGATACGATTAAAACGGGCATCCTTGCGCCGAAGTGCCGCCCTCAGCCTATCAGCGCAAATGCCAACTCGATCAAGATCAATGGCGTGGATGAGACATCGCGCGTATCGAGTCGGTTCGGCGGGATCGTTGCCTATTGGGGATCTGAAGCAGAACTCAAAACGAAATCGGCCCCGAAGTTCCGCAAGATCGAGCTGAACCTTCATAAGCTGATCGGCCTTTGCTATGCGACGGATGAACTCTTGGCAGACGCAGCCGCGTTAGAGGGCTTTATTCGCGCGGCATTCCCCTCAGAATTTGGCTTTCAGATTGATGACGCGATTATCAACGGTACTGGCGCGGGTTGTCCTCTCGGCATTCTCAATGCGGGCTGCCTTGTTTCACAGGCAAAGGAGACCGGGCAGAAGGCCGACACCATCGTTGCGGAAAACGTTATAAAAATGTCCTCGCGGATATTCGCCTCCTCGTTCCTTAACGCGGAATGGTACGTCAACCAAATGTGCCTGCCTCAGCTCTACACGATGAGCATTGCGGTCGGTACCGGCGGGCAGCTCGTCTTCGTTCCACCCGGTGGCCTCAGTGGTGCGCCCTATGGTTCGCTCCTGGGTCGTCCGGTTGTTCCGATTGAACAGTGCGCGGCATTGGGAGACGTAGGAGACATCATTCTCGCCGACCTGAATGGATACATTCTGGCCCAGAAAAGCGGGATTCAGAGCGACGTCAGCATCCATGTCCGCTTCCTGTATGATGAAAGCGTGTTCCGGTTCGTGCTGAGAATTGACGGCCAGCCTGTGAGGGCTTCGGCGCTGACTCCGTACAAGGGCGGCGCAACGGCAACCCAGTCCCACTTCATCGCGCTGGCGGAGCGAGCTTAACCATTAACCGTGGGCGGGACTTCCCGCCCCACAAAACAAGGAGGATTTTATTATGTTCACGAACGAAACAAATCCGAGGATTTGGGGATACGGCCCCGGCGCCTCTGCTTCACTCTTAGACACTGCAGCTTGGGTATGTTTGAAGGGTGCAAAGGGATGCTGGATTTACATCACGGAAATCGGCAACAACGCCACCGACCTTATTTTGACGGTGCATGAGGGAACGGCGGCATCGGGAACGACGGCCATTGCAGTTGAATTTCCGATTTACCACAACCTGCTTACGACCACGGCAGACACATGGACAAGGGCGACTGATGCGGTGACTTATACCATCGTCCATACCGCTGTTGCAAAGCAGATAAACTTCTATATTGACGCCTCGATCCTGTCTGCCGGTTACGACTGGATTCAGCTCGGATCAGCGGCCGGTCACGCAACGAACATCGTCTATGTGGAATATCAGCTTGTGGGTACAAGGTATCAGCAGGCGACGCCGCCGACGGCGATTGCGTAAACATTTAACTGGGGCGGCTTTCGGGCCGCTCCACCTCTAAAGGAGGGCACAATATGCCGTTAGCATATGACGAAATCAGGGAAGTAAGAGAACTCGCTCGTGCGATTGCACGGGAGGAAATCGAAGCGGCAAAGGCAGCAGAAGTAAAAATCATGGAACCGGCGCAGGAGAAAGTCAAAGCCGAAGTCCCTAAAAAGGGAAAATAGGAGGTAGCAATGTCCAGAAATTACAGTCCTTCAACGATTGATGTAATCGGCGATCTCCATTGTGGATTACGGGTTGAGACGGGAGTATTTGCGGCGGCAACCTATATCAACCACACGACAAACACAGGCAGATGGGATCTGTTTAACGTATATGGCCGCATCTTGCTGAAGCACCTTTTCATTGAGGCAATCACGGTATTCGGCGCGGGGGCTGCGGTTGTTAGATTCAGTTTTGAAAGCACCACGCCCGTTATTGCTGCGCAAGATATTTGCGGGGCTTGCGCTTCTGTAGCAGCGCTACCGCGGGGCGGGAGAATTGTATGGGTCGGTGGCATCGTTGCAACGGCGGCTGTAATAACCGTTGCGGCAACCGGTGGAGTGTCGGACGTGACCCCGACAGCGCCGCATTATATCGGCACAAAGGATGGTGTCGGCGTGATCGGGATGTTTACGGAAACGGCCACTATTGCCAGTGGAACAGCGCAAGCGGTCCTCTGCTATGCACCCCTTTCAGATGGTGCATATGTAGAGGGTAACGCTGTCCCGGTTGTGCCGTAAGGGGGGGGTACATCATGACGATATGCCTTGAGACGACAATTCAGAAATGGAACGGACAGGACGGGGATCATGTTTCCATAACTGATGCGGCGGAGGGCTCCACTTTTCATGCCGTGGATACAGGAAGGAAGTATGTCTTCCATGACGGCGGATGGGCGGAGGATTTAAGAGCCATTTACGTGGCTGAACACGTTTAACTAAGGAGGACTTACAATGTACGGAAAAACAGAAGCAGGAGTAGGATTGCCTGTGCTGGTAGATTCCAGCGGAAAGTTAAAGACGGTTCCGGGTGGTGGGAAGTTAGCAGATGCGGCATTGGCAGGGCGGCTTTTTAGTGCCTGTAATCAGGCCCATGTTACAACCTGCGCCACGCTTAACAATACATTTACAGGCTTGGCTATTGTCAACCCAGCAACGAGCGGGAAAAACTACATATTTCACGAGTTCAACTATGCCATGATGGACAGCCCGACGGCAGACACTAACCTGTCGCTCGCGATCGGTCCCGCCCATTCAGGCTTTGCGGCAGATATAACCGTAAGATGTGCGCGGTGGGGTTACGCCACCTCTGTAGCAATCGCAGACGCGGCAGCTACGATCACCGGCGCGGCAGGTGTGATTGTGCGGCATATTGCAACACTTGGAACAAACGCCACTACCGCATTGCTGAATGGACCGACAGTGGTTGACCTTGGTGGTTCAATCGTTATCCCTCCAGGGTACGCGCTCTATACTGATACCCTGCTGGCTTCCGGCGATTTTATGCTGTTTGGGTTTGTCTGGGAAGAAGTTGACGCTTAACAGATTAGAAGCGGATGCGTACTCGCAGCCGTTAAACAATAACCCTTTCTCCCCGGCGGAGTGGCCGTTTTATGGCTGCTCCGCACAAAGGAGGCTGCATGAAACGCATAATAATAGCACTTGTAATAATCCTTATGGCAGGCGGTACGGTGTGGGGGGCGGACAAGCCGCTGTCACAACTCACTGAAGCCACCGCAGTCACATCAGACGATCTTCTCTTAATAACCGATGCTCCGGGCACTGTTCCTGCAAGCAAGAAAATCACCATAACTAACTTTTTTGGCGGTACACTGGCGGCGAATTACCTGTTCAGGTGGGATGGCACTAACTTTGCCGGAATCGCATCCTCAGCCGACATGGTGGACCTGTTGGGAAGTGCGACTTATGCTGCTGCGAGAACCAAGCTATCTCTTGCGGCATACACAGACTTGGTAGCGTACTGGGAGGGTGGAGCGTGTAGCGGCTATCTTAAGAGTGATGGCACATGCGATTCACCGAGCGT